TAACATGGTGAACATACGCTCATAGGTATCTCTTAAGTATTGCGTTTACAAAGTAACGAAAACAATCCAAGAAGTCAGCACGCTCGGATAAGATTCTTCTGTTGCTCTTGATGATGCTGCCGTTGCTGTCGCACTGCACTTGCTTCGCATCGAATACAAAGCCCTTGCACTTGACTGAGTTGGCTCTGATATCCAACTTCCTTAATGCTCCATTGCAATCGATGCGGCTGTTGTAGTGCGTTGGATTCGCCGGAATGATGATCTGCGAGTCGGATAGATGCAGCCGCCGTTTAATCTGCGTGTACGCACTGGAGTTGTCTCGCTGTTGTACAGTGCCACCTTTGCCCATTGCATCGCCTGTGATGCGGAGCAAGCCCATTGGGATGCCCATGCGCTCGATGTAATCGCAGAAGGCATCAACGCTCCCCTTCTCAATCTTAATCTCATCAACCACCACGCAGCCTCTCGGTAGCTGTTGGATGACCAGTGCGCACAATGGGTTGATGTTGAAATCGACTGAGATGAAGATGGGGATGTTGCGATTAAGTGCAACACTATCATCGATGTGCTTCTCGTCTTGCCACTCGTACAAGAACGGGTTAGCAACGTCATCAAGTATATCCCAATCGCCCTCGACAAACCTTTGGTACTGCACAGGCGGCAACTCCTTCAAGCTCTCAAGGTATTCGAGTGGGATGTGCGGATTGTCGGTGATCTTACTCGGTATGTAGCTCCATCGCTCAGGCAGTGTCTTGTCGCGGTAGCGGTCATAGATCACTGACTTCACCCAATTGTTCGCAGGGTTGCAAGTGGCAAGGCAAACAATGGGCGGCTTGCCATGTGCTTTGTTCCAACTACCGATGCGCTCCTGCACCTTGTAGAAGGTTGGCTCTTGCAGCTCGTTAACCTCGTCAAGCCCTGCGCCGTTTACTTCCAATCCTCTGAAGCGGTTGAGGTCCTTATCCTCGTCAAAGCTTTCCGCCATGAAGATAAGCTCACTGCCGTTGGTGAATGTCACAACATTGGTGTCTCTGTTCCAGGTCTTGATGTATGCGTTTAGTCCATCGCCAAGCAATCCATTGAAGCTTGGGAACGTGGTCCGCTTAAGATCAGGTAAGCTCTTACGAATGATCACCCATCGGCTGCCTGCATATTGAAGTGCGAGTTGGCTAATGGTGATAAGCAGCCAGTACGTTTTGCCGCCGCGAATTGCGCCTCCGAATACTATCACCCGCTTCTCTCCGCTGATGGCTTGGTCGAAGGCAACTGTCTGTGTCTCGGTCAGCGTGTAACTCATTCAGCCTTAGGCTCGGTGCGAATAATCACAAGCGGCTCAGTGGTCGTGATGTTGGTGTCGGTGGTTTGCTTCGGCTTGCCGTAGCCACGATCAAGCAGCATCTCTGCCGCCTTGATGTCACCTCGCAATGCCTTGGCTTCAATCGCCTTGAGGATGCGCTCAGCTGTGGTCAATCCGTTCTTCTCATCGCCAAGGATATCGGCCATGATCTTGTTAAGCTCTGGAAGCTTACGAGGTCTCCCATTGGGATTCCCTGTCTGCCCTTTCTTGAACTTATGCTTCTCAATGTCCTTGGCTGCCATGGTGCTGTTTTTGTGCTGTATTAATCGTACTCCACCAACTCCGCATCGGAGTCAGTGTTCTCCTTGATTTTGTTGTATTGTTCCTCGTTATTGTCGTAGTGCATCTCAATGCCCAATCGTCTTATCGTTCTCCACTTATCCTCGCCATTTGTGAAGTAAACTCTCAACCTCGGGATGCCAAGCTCTCGAGCAATTGCATAAACTTCTGCCGCCATGCGCTCCTCGTTTCTTGCCGTAATGATATAAACACGATCACCATTGGCAATCTTTCTGCGAGCAAGAGCCATCCCTTGTTCAGTGTCAAGCACTCCATCAACATCGAAAGATATCTTCATCGCTTCTTAAATTTAGCAGCTTCTGCATTAGCAATTGCCACCGCTTGCTGTGGTGAGTAGCCTTCATCGATAAGCTTCTTGATGTTCATCTGAATGATGGCAGGCGAGTCTCCTTGGAATAGTGGCATAACTTTACAAAGATAGTGTTTTGCTGCGTTTGATTTCGTCCTCTGTCAATTTCAATCTTACAACCTTGTTATAAATAATAACATCCGCAGTGAAGTAGCCTTCATCATTCTGCTTGAGTGATCCTATAAGATATTCATTCGGAACTTCCATCTGAATGTTTTCCGATGCTTCCATTATCTTCTGCATTGCTTTCACCTTGAATGTCACCTCAACATCTTGCACTGATCCTATCGGAGTCAAGTACCCAGTGAAGGTGTCATCTTGGATGCGCATGTATCCACTTCGCCATCTGTTAGCAGCCATAGTCATCTGTGCGTTTTGATTTGTACTGCTCAAGCATTCTGTATATCATCTTCTTGATTTCGTCTTTTTTGCTTTTCGGCACTCGCAAAGTTATGTTGCAAGTGTCCTCGCCGTAGATATACTTCGGACCGGCTCCGGCACGTTTGCCTCCTCGCCTTTCAATCTTTTGTTCCATTGCCGCCAAAGATAGGAATTAACTTTTGATTGTGCAATTTTAATATTTTAATCCATCGAGCACAGCGTGATAAGTAGTAAGTGTACACAATGCTTTCGGGGTTGGCATTGATCAAGTGCTGCCTGAAGCTCTCATGCGTGCGCTGTGTTGAATGATATGTCACGCAGCCATCTATTATCTTGCCCTCAATAGGGTAGTACTCGCACATGGTCTTGATTATCTTTTCTTCAATGGTCATGCTTGATGATTTTTAGGAATTCTTCCTCTGATCTTACAATGTGATACTCATGGCCCAGTGATCGGCAAAGCTTTTCGAAGGTAACTTGCTGAGGTGACTGCCTGCCGATGTCGGTCTTCCATTCAATCCAACATGTCTTGCCTTCGGGCTTGAGGTAGCACATATCTGCAACTCCTGCAATGACTCCCATCGCTTTGTTCATGGCTCCCTTGATGCCGTTGATGGAGTTGTTATTAATCGCAAATATCCTTCCCCTTAAGTCTGGGCGTGCGTTCCAAAGGTTTTGGAACGCTTTCGCTTGGGTTGCAACCTCACTCATAAATGTTGCCGCTTGTAAATGATGTAGCAACATTTTGGAAGGCGGCAACAGCCTCAAACCTTAGAGCATCTAAGTGTTGCGCTGATTGTTGCCACTTAGTGTCAAAAATTACCCACTTAGTACCTATGTGTGTGTGTGTGTGTGTGTGCATGTGTGTGTATATATATAAATCTCTAAATAGTTAAAAAATAAGTAGCAACAAGCAACAAATCGCTAAAAGCTTTGTGGCAGTAGTAAATAAATGTTGCCACTTGCTTTTTATGAAGTGGCAACAAGTAGCAACATTTACGTTGGATTTCGGCTAACATAATAGTGAAGTATGACCGAATCGCCTCTGCGCTTTTTTTCTTTTGCGAATCCAAGTGCTGTGAGTAATGAACCGATTCTCTGATTGTTAAGATAATTAATTTTAGTATCTGCCATCAAGTACTGTTGAATCTCAGTGAGTGACATCCACTCTCCATATCCAGTCGATGTACCAGGTGCAAGCTTCTTATGAATTAAATCTTCTTCAGGAGTTGAGAGCTTGAACATCTCTGTTGTTGCATTAAGTAGCTTAATGTCATCGCCAAGTATTTTATAGTTCGCACCCATCTGATACATGCAGAATAGCTCGCGCCAAAGTCCAACCTTATCACAACCGTTATACATGTCATGATTAATATCTTCAACTAATACTCCTAATATTCTTCTGTTGCCTGTTGGATCGCTGAGTATCTGCGTTTCGTTTGATGTGCCACAAAATACTGCGAGTCTTTTTAGATCTGTTGAAACTCTGCCGTATGGCTCGCGCACGTTGATGAATTCTTTCGATGTTAGCTCCTTCAATCGCTTTTCTTCCTTCTTTGATTTACCACCGTACTCATCATCATTGATAATAAGCTTTCCGCACATGAGAATCTCGTCATCCTTTCCGGCATCCATCTTGGATTCAGCATATAGATATCTCAACTCTTTTGGAAGCAAATACCGAAACCAATGTGTTTTTCCAGTGCCTTGCTTTGGTCCACAGAAAACGAGCACCAATGGTGAGTGATGTCCGTATGCAGATGCGACAACTGAAAGCAGCCAAGTAAGTATGAAATACTCTGCATGCTCTTGGTTAGTAATAACGCTACTCATTAGCTTTCTAACATTTGGCCAGTTGTCATTATCATATTCAAATAAATCCTGCTCAAAGAACTCATGCAATGGATTATAAGATGGTATGCGATTGGAGAATATAATTGATGTGACAAGATCCTTTGTTGATTCTTTGAAGACTCCTTTCGAATCGAGGAAGATGGAGTTGAGATCGGAGTCATCGATTGCTTTGCCGTTAAGTTCAATCTTGCGAGTGATAAGATTTTTCTTAAGATCAAATGTTTTGACATAAGAAGCAATGTCTTCGGTTACGTTTTCCGATTTATACTTAATGTCTTTGCTGACAATCTGCTCAACGATTTCCTTGCTATCCTCTGCGCTTATTCCTCCATGCTTCTCCAGTGTTTCGATGATGGCATCTGATGACAGCCCTGCCGCTCGTTGCGATGTCGCATGGCGCATGATGCTCTTGGTGTATTCGGAATACACATCTATTGCGTTTTGCTTTGCGTGGTAGTAGATTGTGCCTATTGTTGACTTCTTGCCTTTAGATTCGCTGTGATTCTTAAGGCATGCATCAAATTGCGCATCGCAATCGAGTGAATTATACTTGGAGGAGTGGGATGATAAGGTGTGGAAGTATTCTCGGCCTTGCTCTTGGAATTCGGAAACGAGCGCATAGCAGATTCGAATCCACTCGGAGTAATCCTCGCATAGGTTGAGCCCTTTCTTATCCATCTGATCAATGATGGCATCAAAGTCAGATTTTATTACAACTACTTTTGCCTGCTTGTATTCTTTCTTTTTTGGAAGATACTTCTTGAATATTGCTGACTTGGAGTTTTGGATTAGAAATGGATCATAGGAAATGAATCGAGCTCTAGATACATTCTTGCCGGATTGGTCCACGATCAGCTGATACTCGTTGTATAGGTATGCAGCAATGCCGTTGAATGCATCGAGATGTCGAGTGCCGTCAATCTTGATAATTAAGCACAAACCTTTTCCGCTGATGGAAATAAATGCAGCGTAGATATAGGAGTCTGCACTTATTCGCTCCTTTGTGGCGGCTGCATCATCAAGATTGTCGATGTCGATTGCTATATAGTTTGAATGCTTACGAAGAGCATCATCTTTGCGAGCTGCGAATGATCCGCTGACTGTTACCAGTGGAGCCGTCTTTTTCTTGAGCTCTTTTATTTCTTTGTTTGGAGCATTGCGCACTTCGAGTGCGATGTCTTGCCATCTGCCTGAGCGAACTCCTTCGAGGAAGTTGTCAATTTCGATGTCCTTGTCTTGAGAATCATGGATGTTCTTGTATAGTGAAATCAGCATTATATATGTTTTTTAGGGTTGATTTAAGTTTTTCGTCAACTAATTCCTTATGAAATCGGTTGAATCTTCTGTTGCGTTCACGACACCAGAGCCTTGCAATTTCGTGATTCTTTTTTTCAATATGTATGTAGTTCTCCGAATTTATTTTTTTGATGTTCCTTTTTGCAAGGAGAGCAAGATGTTCAACTGCTACGAATAGGGAACGGTATTCTTTGTGGTGCTCGTTCATTTTGATCAGCTTCTTGATGTCCACGCTGTCTGTCATTAGTATAAAATCCTCAATGCCTTGATCAAGCACAACCTTCTTGGGGAACTCGTATCCGCAATAGCACTCCATCTTGGAGGTGTGCAATAAGGCTGCACACTTGGGGCACTCTTTGACAGGAGCAACTCCTGCGCCTGGCTTCTTTGGATTGTGGAAGATATCCTCCCAATTACGGGAAGCAGCCCATGAGCCATGTGTGAGGCAGTTACCACCGAGGTCGATGATGGTGAACGCGAGCTTTATTGGATGCGGACGAGCACCTCTGCCGCACATCTGAAGCCATAATGGCATCGATGCTGTTGCCTTGTTTACGATGACTGTCTCGATATCGGGTTGGTCGAAGCCAGTTGTTGCGATTCCGATGTTGTTTAATATGGCATCTGGAGTGTTGGCAAACCACTCGAGGGTCTCTGCGCGATCTGCTGAGGTAGCATCGAGATGCCGCGAGTTTAATCCTGCTTGGATGAAGGCGGCATTGACTGCTTGCGAGTGCTCTACATTGCAATTGAAGATTATTGTCTTGCGCCCGAGTGAATGCTTCTTGTATGCGTTCAAAGTGGTGTCGATATACTTGGGCTCTTTGTACATGGCTCCCATTTGCGCTTGATCGAAGTCTCCTGCTTTCATTTTTAGCTTTGCACGTTCCACAATGGATGATGATGAATAGGTCTGCTCAGGTGCGAGGAAGCCGTCCTCAATAAGCTCGGGGATATCAATGCCGCACACTATGTCATCGAAGTAGTTGCGCAGTGGGTTGGTCTTCTTTGCGGCAAGTGGTGTTGCAGTAAATCCGATGATGTACTGCTCTTTGAAGTGCTCAATCACCTTGGTAAAGTTCCCAATGTGACATTCGTCTACGATCACCATGCCGATGTTCTCGAATAGGTGCAGCCGCTTGTGAGCTGACTCCACCATTGCGACATAGACTCTAGCAGGGGGTATGGTCTTCATTCCGGCAACAACTTTCTGCACTGGCAGGCGAATGGCTTTGCTCGCTTGTGTGAGCAGTTCTTCGCGGTGAACGAGTATTAATACATCTTGACTCGACTTAGCGCAGTAGCGGTCACATATCGCAGCGAAGCATACTGTCTTGCCTCCACCCGTTGCGAGCTGAGCAACCACCTTGCGATGATTGGTCAGCTTCGCAGCGATGTTCTTGATGAAGCGTTCTTGGTATTCTCTTAGTTGCAGCATCACTCGTAGGTTGAGGTGTAGTAGATTGCAGAGCTGCGATTGTAGAACTTTGGAACTCGAGTCTGTTGGTCTGTTCTTCCTTCTCGATATGCTTCAACTATCTGCTCCTTTTCCATTGCTTTGGCTTGTTGGATTGCTAACTTTAAGATGCCATCTTTCAAATCGACATCATTAAAAATCTGCTCAATCAACCAATCGATTGCTGTTTGCTTTTTCATGAGTACTTCTTTTTATATAACTGCTCACCAACGGACTTTCCGACGGCGATGTTGCCAAGCATCATATCCTTGGCGCATTCATTGCAGATGTCGATAAGCATCTGCTTTTCATTGGGTAGTTCATTCTCGCAGAATATTGCGATGTGTTCGTAAACCATTGCCATTGCCAGAGCGTATGGCTCAGTAGATTGGCGAAACTCTTGAGCTCCATCTTTGCAGAGCTTCTGTACTTTTTTCAAGGAAGTGGATGTCATAGATATTAGGGGATTTATATGTTGTTTTAATTCTTCCAGGTGTGCTCCATACAAACTCGACATACTTAGTGTCATCGGCAAGGGTGATGAACACCGTTGCATCATCGAAGTGATTGTACATCATCTTCAGATGTTTGAAATTTGTCTCGATATATATGAAGTCGCGATGCAGGAAGTAATACATCACATTGGTGAAGGAGTAATTCTCAAAGCCCTCTGTGGACCAGGTACTCTTTGATAAGGGTTTTTGCTTGTTCAATTTCGTCAGCTGTATGTCGGTAAATAAAAAGTTCACCTTTGAACTTGTTGGGCACTCCTATGTAGTAGAAGTTTGCAGGATCATATCCAGTTAGGTACGAATACCAAACTGCTTGGATGTGGTTGTAGTGCTTGGTCATGTCGGCTGCGAAGCTTCGGAGGTTGGTGCAGGATGTTGTCTTGATATCTGCATTGATGGAGTACATTGGGCAGTGCAAGTCAAGTATGCCCTTTGCTGCCACCATGCGCCCATCAATCTCAATCTCCTTGATGAAGGTGATTTCCTTGGCAGCCTTCTCGAATATTAAGCGGAGCATTGGATGTTTCATTATTGCCTCATAGATGCGAAGCGCATTGGGCGGCATATCGGATGGCTCTGTCTCAAGTAGGTTGCGATGAAACTCCGCACCTCTTTCGAGAGCACCGGCAGCATATTGGATGCTGCCAGTGAAATGCCTCTTTATGCTTGATGCGTTGATGGCTTCGATGCTGTTGTAGATGTCGCGGCTCATTTGGAAATCTGTCTTACATCGGCAGGAATGAATCCACTTCCACTACCAGAAACTACCTTGATGAAGTCAATTTCAACCTTTGCTGAGTTGACAATCACCTGGGCGATGTCTGCGATTGCTTTCGCCTTGTCGAGCTCCATGTCGTTTTCTTTGAGCATCTCGATTATCTCGAATAAGTGATCTCTTAGGTCTTCGATTTTATTGCGTGCCATAATTTGTTAAGTGTTTTGATTGTGTCTTGAATTGGTTTAGGGTATTTAGTGATTCTGTTGCGCTCCATGTTTTCCACTTTCGTGATTGCTTCCAAGTTTTCTATCTCAAAATTTGAGATATTTTTATCTCGGAATATAACTATCATGTGCGGCTCAAGCTTGCCATGTTGCTGCTCGTAGATATGCCGATGCTTGAGGACCCATCGTGTATGCTCTGCAATCTTTATGTAGGTGTAGCCATCTTCATCGATGCGCTCTGATCCAACTTCTTTGTGGTTGGCAGGCTTATCTCCTTTCTTGAATCTTGTCTCCTTGCCTCCGATGTCAAGCCCTTTCATGCCTTTGTTCCAAGGTTTGTGGCCTTTCGGGAACTGCGACTCGACTCTGCTTTTCTTAAGCCTGCCGCTTGCTTCTGTTGCGAGGTATTCGGGAGTCTTATGCAGTTGCAGCGCGAAGGCTTTGGCATAACACTGGGCGATTGATTTCCCAGTGATGAATGCCACCTCTTTTGTGGACCGATGCGGATAGTACTCAATGAGCAATTCCGTTTCTTGCATGGTCCAGTTACAGCGATTCATAATACTCGAGCCCTCCTTGCTCTCCTCCGTTTGGCGATGGCTTCGGAAGTCTGTCGGCCATTGCTTGTTGGCCGTCATGATAGCCGTTTGAATAGGCTTGGATGATTGCTTCCTTAACCTTTGCTTGCAGTGTGTCATTGTCGGCTTCTCGCGGATCAATGATGGTGTCCAGGTACTTGGCGAATTGCTCTAATGTGTTCATCGGATTGCTTGTGTTTTATGTTCAACGATTTTGATTCCATTAATCTGCTCCATGTTGGTGATCTGCATCGCCTTTGGAAGCTTGCGCAATATATCTTCCATGTCGAACATCTCTGCTCGCATAAGAGTCCAAAGCACTGTTGCCCAATCAACCTCGCCAACTATCTCCGCTTTTTTGGTGATGCGGATGTTTTTGGTGTGGTCAAGCTCGAGCGTGGTGGTTGTGGTCTTATCGGTGAATGTTGCCATGATGTTTGAAACATCGGTACTGCTTGCTGCAAGGAGTGCATCATGTGCTTCCTGTGCAATCTTTGCATCGGCAATTGCCTTTTGTAGGTCAAGCCATTGGGAGTATGCAAGCATCATCAACTTACGATCTTCGATGTATTGCTTCAGCGGAGCAACAGCATCGCGCTCAACATCCATGATTGACTTTTTGTAGGCATCGAGCGGAGTAGTTACCATCTTGCGATTTGTTTCGATGTGCTTGATGGCATCGTTAGCTGCCTTGATGGAAGCTGCGCTCATGTCGTATGTGAGCTTGTCTTCGATGGCTTGCGGAGCGGACTTAATCATGCTCTGCGCCTTAAGTACTTCGGCTGAGTTTAAAGCCTTGTAGAACTCGGAAATATTTTCGATATTAGCTGCGTTCATAGTGAATTGATTTAGTGTATGTTTTTTAATGAAGGGCGGCTGATTACCGCCCTTTGTTATTTATTAGAATGGGAAACCGTCATCTTCAGTAGATTCAACATCAGCTTCAACCTCGGGAGCGAATGATGCCACCTTTGCAACTGGCTTGCTGATTCTTGCAATCCACTCGTCAGACATCTTGATTTTATCCTGGATAAACTCGGGAAGGAGATTGAATACTGCCTCGTCATGCTCCTCGGTGTTGTAGCAAATCGGCGCATTGAATGCCGGAGGGCAAACCATTCCTTTTGGGATCGGGCTCATGCCGATAATGTTGGCATAGGTGCTGTCTCCTTTTTCAACGTGCGTGATGTTCACTAAGCAAGCTTTTCCAAGCAGCGTGAATATGTCAAAGTCGGAAGCAATCTCGTTGCTCATCTTCTTGCCTGCCCAAGCTTCGATGTCTCTGCGAAGTACAGCCTTCTCGTTCATCGATAGGTTGTAGATGCTTCGAGCGTAGAACGGCTTAAGGCCATCGCCACGTTCAAATTCGTGCAGCTCTGTCGGCAGTTCAAAGATGAATTGCACTTTGCGTTTTTTGCCCGGAAATTGTCCTGTTTGCATCGTTGTTCCGAGATCAACAATTTGGTAACATCTTGCAACAAACGCTCCTTCTGGTGCGATTGCTCGGGAGGTGTTATTCCCTGAGGGTGCTTTTAAAGCCATAGTTAGAATTGATTTATTAATTGTTTAAAAGATACTTGAGTATTGTGCAGTGTCTTCTGATACATTCTGAAGAACTCGTTCACATCCGATGGATGATAAGTGCGAACTGATTCATCAAGCCCTTGAGTCATCTCCTTGGAGTACTGACGAACAAGAACAAGTGATGTCTTATCGCATCTTTGGAAGAGCCCTTGGTGGCAACCGTCTTGAACGATGGTTAGCATAATGCCTGATAAATGATCGTAGTTGAAGAACTGCGTTGAGTCGTGTGATTTGAAAAAAGTGTTCATGATTAAATGATTTAAATGAGTAAATGATTGAATGATTGTCCGACAAAGATATATCTTATTTTGATATATCACTACACTATCAAAACTATTTAAACGCAATTATCCTAACTCGCTGACACACAAGCCAATTATTTTGCACTCACTCCCAAACCGAATCCAATGATTGCACCGACTCCCAACTTGAAGGCCGTTGTTTGGTGCCACTTCTTCTCTTCCTTGATGTAGATATTCTGCATGCCGGTGATCTGCACATTGGGATTATCGACTCTCATGCGCACTACTGTATCGCTTTTCTTCAGTAATCGGTTAACGAAGCCAGTGCGCATGGTATCACCAACAGCATAGGTGAACTTGGCAGGGATCACAAGCGAATCAATCTGCAACCACCCAAGGCGATTGATCATGCCGCCTATTGTGTACCACTCGGTCTCTTTAAGGAATGGCTTGCCTGTTCGAATCATTGGATAGTTGTTGACCATCACTGTGTCACCGACTTTGATTTGCGTTTTAATGACGGTCCTCGTTTCAATCTTCACCACCTCCAATGCGTTCTTTACTTTGACTTCTAACTCGGCAACTTGCTGTGCTTGTTTGGCTGCATCAGATGAGCTCTGTGCGATTACTTTGCGCTGTGAGGCGATAACTATCGAGTCCTCATATATCGTGTGCTTAAGGCGATAATCGTTGCTCACGTTTTCGCCGCAAGATTTAAGCAGCAAAAATACAAGTACAATGATTGCAATAAGATAAATCGTTTCAGTTCGTACAGATGCCATCTTGAATGAGTTTTATAAGTTGTTTGGAAGATTCCCAAAATAATCTTTTATCCTTGAGCTCCGCTTGCAGTATTTGCAGTGCCACGCATACAGGCATACCACGTTCAATCACATACCAAGCGGCAACCTTAACGAGTCTCTGATCCGCTTCTTGCTCTGTCATAACTCGCGAGCTGCTTTCTTGATAAGCACCTTGATTGCTTCATCAAGCTTATTGACTGATGTGTGAATCATCTTAAGAAGATCGCGCTTCTCGTTGTTATTTGCAACAGGATGCTCGAGCATCAACTGCACAAGCCCTGCGATGTTGGTCAGTGGTTGCCGGATCTCATGGCTAAGCATAAAGCGGAACTCCTCAAGAAGGATCCTTTGCCGCTCATAATCGTGCGAGCTGATTGAAGTCACATCGACAATCTGAATACCTACGAAATGCAATGTCTCGCCAATGGCAAAGCAGTTCCACACGTTGTATCTGTCGGATGTATTCTTCTGCCGAGTGCGAGCATAGACACGCGATGGCTCAGGCGCATGCTTTCGAGCTGACTCAATTGCTTTGATGAAATCTTCCTTATCACCTTCGATGCTTATCATGTCGGTGATTGTGGAGGGCTGTATATGGCTAACGTAATTCTTGAACAGCTCATTGTTGGTCACAATTTTGCCGTCTTGATTCGTCACCACATAGAAGAGGTCAATGGAGTTCTCTAAGATGAATAGCGAAGACATTGCTTGAGTTCGCTGTAAAGATTTGACCAAGCACCCATCGAGCTCCATGCCCATTGTGCTGTTAAGTAAATGGTGAATGTCAACAGCATGCCCATCACTGGAGCATCCATTGTCGGCTTATATTCGGTGAACTCAGTGCGAGGCTTGATGATAATCTTATGCTCGGGCTTTGGTGCAATCAAGAATGCAGAGTTGCTCGGTTGAATTGTATCGCTTGCGTAGGTGTGTTGCATCGTAGGTCGCAGTGGCATTGGCTCATCGGCAGCAATCTCGAAAGTTTGCCCCCATTGGTTAGTGCAATATTCTTTGCCAAAGATAGTGAAATTCTGCAAAGGTTGATAAACCACTTGCGGCTTAATCTCAATTCGTTGGTGATGCGTATGGACCTTGCAGCCAATACCCACCACGCACCCCTCATCGAGGGTTGTGATCACTTGTACTGAGTCTATTCCGTCATCCATTGTCGCTTGCTTTAGGTATGTATCCAGCTGCCACCATTGCGGCCACAATCGCTGCAAGTGTCTCAGTGTTTATCTGCTTGAAGATAAGCGCAAACACGCTCGACAGAATCACCAAACTGCCAATCGTTGGCCTCCAATACTTGAGTATTATGTCAAGCACTTGCCTTGGTTTGCTGACTCTTCTTGCCGCCATAGTCGACTAAACGATTTTTGTGAAGTATAGTTGCGCTTCTTTCTTTCGCCTTCTTACAAGTCCGGTTGAAACCTCGCCGCCTGCTCTGTTCCACTTAGCGAACTCAGCTGCAATCTTCGGGTCGTTTGGATTTGCTTTGATGAATCTGAGCAGCTGCGACTTAGCAAGGTTGCCTGCGCCCAGGTTGAAGCAGAAACTTACAAGCGCATCGAACTGATTCTGATTCACCTTTGTTGCGTTAAGCAATCCAATCACACTGCCCTCGAACTCCTTAAGGTGATCCTTGAGCAATTGATTCGCCTGGTCTCGAGTGATGGTCTGCCCGAGCTTCACCTTGCTGCCATCTGCGTAGTATGTTGCGCCATATCCAATGGTCGGCACTCCTGCGCTGCATAGGTAGGAGGTAAGGCGCAAGCCTTCAAACTCCTGTATGAGTCGGATGCCGTTATCAGATAATTTCATACTGAAATTGAATGTTTAAGTATGACATATTAAGCGCAGCCGTTGTAATTTCAAGACTAATAGCGCAAGTGTTGTTTGTTGTTTCGGCTGTAATTTCACCATTGACAAGTTCGCTCATTACTTTGTACTGCATCAATCCTGTGCATTGCTTAGGATTCGTAAAATTAGATGCCACTGGAAGCGATATTTCGAATGATCCTGTTGTCTCTCCAGTGTCAAGTGTCACCTCCATTTGCGAAAAGCAAGTCACTAAACTTCCAATTTTTACAAATGTTGTGTTGTTAGGAGTCACCACAATGCCGTTGATTTCTGCGCTTATTGTCGGTGTATATGTTCCACTTGAAAACATATTGCCCACTTCAATCTGCTTGGATGTGCCTTGAGGGGATTGCGATGTGTCGCTCACATCTACGATATAAAGTAAGTCTGCATCAACCGCTGTGGTCAATGTGCCTAAGTCTGTAATTTTTACGCCTGCCATGATTCGATTATTATAGGTTTGTAAGTTATCAAAGGTAAAACTTTCACCCAATCTATTGAGCACTGGTTAACTTCTTCAATGCTGATTACGTGATTGCCGTCTGCATCCATAATTGGATTGAAATAATTGTCGGGCATAAACTGAATACCAACAAGACTCTGAGCCTCTTCGTATGTGAGTAGGTGAACTTCCATTATACTTGTCTTGCTAAAGTGGTTTGCATTGCTTGTATGGATGTATAAAGTAATGCTGCTTCGCCATCAGTCAATCCGCTTCCGATAGTTGCAAATGCGCATTCCTTTCTTGAGTAGAATGCAGTTGCTCCATTATTATTCAAAGCACCAATGTAATAGTTTAAGTTGACCAATGCACTTGATGCAGTTGTTCCAGTTGCAATCTTGGTGGAATTTTTCCACCCATTAATCACATTCGATGCAGTTCTATTGGCAATATAAAATGCTCTTGAGTCTGCATCGGCAGCTGTAATATATGTAGTACCGGAATTAATTCTAAAATATGTAATATTAGATGTTCTTATCTCAAGCACAGAGCCTTGAGTTGTAGTAGCTCCACCCGACTCAACCTCTGTCAAATTAGAATTTGTCCTTGAGTAATAGCTTATGTGATGTGAATTCTGAGATCCGTTTAAACTTGGATTGAAAAAAGTATTAGCAAAGGTATTAGTACCGTTAGGCAATGCACCATTAGCTGAATGAGTCCAACCGCCTGTGAAGCTAAGACGGAAAGCAGCATTCGTGTCAAGTGGATTCTTAAGGTTGAACTTATGCGTGGTTGCTGTTCCACCTACCATCGGATAGATGGCACTCATTTTTGCCCACGTTCCATCGGCTTTCATTGTTGTAACCAATGTACATATCGCCGATGTGATTGTTGCATCGGTGATGCCTGCCGCTGCAAGGAATGCAACCGCATCCGCATCAGCGCATGTAGGTGCAAACCAATATGGATTAACTAAGAAGCTCATGCGTAAGTTCCTATTAACATTACTTTCAATCCTTTCGCTGTACCATTTCCAATCTGATCGATGTCGATTGTCATCTCTGCATCATCAGCAAGTGAAGTGTCGCTAATCACAGGAGGAGTCGCAGCCGTTGTGCTTGTCTTCTCGGTGTTGTCGATGGTTAGCTTAGTGCTCAATATACTTGTACCGCTTTCGTTGATGTCAACAGTGAAGATGCTGCCACTTGCCTGGGCTGTTGTGAGTGATGCTCTCACCGCAGTTAATGTCACCGCTCTTGGCATTCGGAAAGTAATCTTCGCAGTTCCGGCACTTAGCGCAGTGCTCTCATCCGATGCCGCCACAACAAGCTCAAAAGGAGTGGCAAGATTGCCGCTTCCAAGGATTGAATTGTTGTTGATGGTCTTGATGTTTACTCCGCTCGACAATGCATCTTGCTTGGCTGCAAAGGTTGTGAAGTCTGTTGCTGCAAGATAGCCATCCACTGAAGCCGTTGCTTTGGCGATGGCAAGTGTTCTGTCTGCGCTTAAGTCACCTCCGCCACTTAATGGCGCAGTAGTGCCGATGCTGCGTGTTGTTGCAACCTTGCCGTTTATCTGAGTTTGAATTGCAGAAGTTACTCCTTTGACATAGCTTAACTCAGTAAGACTTGGATAAGTAGCAACTGGTAATGATGCTATGATTCTTGCAGCAGTAAAGTATGCAATCTCATTAATAGTTCCACTACCAGTTATTGCATCAACTGGTGTACCATCAAGATTTAATACCCAAGATGTATAAGTACCACTACCAGTATGAGACTTAATATCTACAACAAGCGCACCAGTAGCAGCATTATAACTTGTTACTTCACCGTGCATGTGATTAGCAGGATCAAATACAACAAGTATTTCCTGCAATGGAATGTAGGATAGATTTAAGTCAACAGTGAAATTTTTAGAGCCGTTGCTTACGCTATTTGATGTAACTGAAGATGTCTTGTATCTATCAGCAAGCGAATTGATAATTGGCGCAGCAGGGTTGGTATTATCAACGCTGATGTTGATCCCTGAGTTAACCGATGTTACTGTGCCGCTTGGAATGGCAGGGAATGGTGTCGGTGTGCCTAATCCGTCAAGGTAGTCTGTGACCAATCCCGTTGGCACATTGAACTTATTATTGAAGGTATCCCAATCAGTCTGACTTAAGTATCCATCTGTTGAGGTTGATGCTTGGCTTATGCTGATTGCAGGAGTAGCACCGCCGCTTGATGCAATTGGAGCTGTGCCGCTTACCGATGTCACACCGCCGCCGCCTCCCCCACCTGGCACATTTACCTCAACCACTCCAGGCGATGTAAGTGATGCTGTTACTCCGGCACCGGTGAAGTTTAATGTCGTTGCAATCGGTGTCACCTCAACTCCTTCATCCTCCACTGATATGGCACCACCTTCGCCGCCAACTGCCACCAATGGATCTTCCGCCGTTCCGTTTCCTGTGATGGTAACACCATCAACAGCAACTTCAGTCAAGCATGGCACACATGGCTGCAAGTCGGGAAGTGGAATGTCTCCTGTTGCGCATGTGTCATAGCAGCCGTCTTCAGAGGTTGTGATTACTTGCACATCCATGTCCACAGATACGCAAGCCCATTCATAGTTCGCTGTTAAGCTCTTGATTTCGTTTGCATATCCAGTCGGAACAACCTCGTAGTTGATGACTCCGATGCTCTGCTTAAATAGTGGATCTGTTCCGCTTGTCAGCTTGTAAACTCTTGAAGCAAGCCAATCCTGTGCATCCTCCGCATCGCAAGGAAGATGGCTCTTGCGCACGATAGCATAAGCAGTAAGCGGAAAGCTTGTTACATACAACTGCTTGCAGCCGCTCATCTTGTACGCATCAGTCTTGGCAACTGTTACCTTGCCGCGCTTGGCCCAAAACAATGTTCCGTTCTTTGCATCGAAGTTGGTGACAACCTCCGCTTGACCATTGCCAATGTAATGCACCCATGCTTTCTCGTTTCCGTTTGCGTTAAGCTCGCAAAGTCCAAACTGCTTGTCGAAGATATTGGCAACCTCAACACGTTGATTGAGCCTTTCGATTATGGTCTTAAGTAGATTCATGGTTTGCTTATCTGATTTGAGATTTGCTCAACAAGTAAGTCAGCATGTAGCTGAAGCATTGCATCTTGTTCTTCTTTTGTTGGTTGAAAGATTGGTCCATAAAGCTTTTGCAATCCTTCTGCTTTCCCTGCTTCATCCGCTTGGATATAAATCGCAGAGCCGAAGCCTTGATTAAAAACACTTGATTGGTCTGTTGCGAATGATCGCTTGAGGAATCCTGTGAGCTCTAATGGAGGTCTGCCGTTTGCTGCTTTAATCTTTGCGTATGCAGGAGTGTATGGCTTGGTCGGTAGCTTCTGCCCTGCTGTGTTACTCCCTCCGCTTGTGCCTGTTCCAAAGATGCGAATGTACATCTCGCGGCGCATGTCAAGCACTGCCGTAAATAGCGGAGTAAAGCCTCCGCTCCACTCAGAGAACAGCGCATCAATCCTTCCACTTATCTCTTTCGGTGTAGCCATTATGGTAAGGCTGTCACATATTTCATATTTCTGCGGCAATCAAAGCAAGTATTATCGTCAGGTAGTCGCATGTTTTCCAACATGGCCTTAAGCTCTTCGCTGTATCTCGTTGCTGCAATGTCTCGCCCTGCAATCATGCCATCGTTGGCATCGGCAGTTGCGAAAGGCTTGCTTCCAATGTTGATGCTCACCGTAGTGTTCACTCGTTGGTTAGGACTTACGCTTAGCCCGTAGTTATAAATCTCCACCGCTGTTGCGTAAGCAAGCGGCATCGCCATCAATCCACCTATGCTGCACAGCCAAGCTTCTCTATCGCAATTCACATTGTACACTAAGCTCATTCCCTGCGTGTACTTCTTTGCTTTCGATGAGAGCACATTGAAGCCGTCCGTTGTTAACTCAATGCCGATGGCATCCACAAATGGGCAAACGTGCACCGCTCTTAAGTGTCCTCCGCAATCAGTGCAACTTCCCTTTTTTGGAATCATCTTGGTTGTATCGTAAAGCGATTCATAAACAAAGGCAAGGTCCATCTTCCGGCGATTTGCCTTGAAGGTCTTGCCGATAAACTGCTCAACCGCTTCCGATTGGTAGAAGAAAGAATCAATAAGCTTCAATGTTGCCATGTCATACACAAATATCTCCACTGGCACCGCCATCGTGTAGATATCAATCTTGAAACTTGATAAATAAAAGTTTAAAAAGCTTGATGTGTTCGGGTCAATTGTAACTCTTATTCCTGTGTACTTGCCTGCACCGACTGCCAAATCCACATTGCTTGCGTTTGTCACCACTTGCCCAATGCGCTTGCTCTCAACAACCGTGTCCGCTTTCATCATTGGACTCAATCGGCTTAAGATATCGGTTGACATCTTGCGCCATGCGAATGCTCGCTTTGCTTCAAAGAGTTCAACTCCGCTGTTGTATTGGTCTGTGATTAGCTGCCCGAGTAATGTCTGATTGATGCCTAAGTCATCAATGTAAAGGCCAGTAGTTGGCTCTGGTCTATCGCAACCTTGTAAGCCGAGTAAAGATTCGTAGCACATTGGCTGTCTTATTTTTCACAAAGATAAATAAAAAAGGAGAGGCTTGCACCTCTCCCCATTTTTCATTGTTGCACTTATCGATTAAGGATTAACGATAGATACACAGTTAACATAGTTAACGCCTGCATACTTATCAGCTGCCTCATAGATATCAGTTGGCAATGTTGCCACGATACCTGTTGCAGTTAACACTATTGACAAGTTACCACAATCATCCTTCATTGTCAAGTCAACAGGTACACCTGCTGGAGTGAACACCAAAGTCTTAGAGTAGTTGCTTCCTGCCGTTGGAGTGATGCCAGTGTTCCACTCTGCAAGGTTAAATGACAACCACTGGATTGCTCCTGCTGTTGTTATTAAAGCAGATGTTTGATCACCTTGTGCAGCAGCTAAACGAGCATCGTAAGCAAAGCCGAAACCGTTTTGCTGAGTGATTGCAAGTAAGTCGATACCATACTGAGTGCAGCATCCTGCTGCCATCGCGTTAGCGTAACGCTGCATCGCAGCACCACCGAATGCAATTGGAGCACCTGGGTAGTTAGCCATGCGTGTTGCTTGCTGAATGTCAGCGATAGCAAATGCGTTTGGCTCGTTAGTCCCAACCATTGTTGCAACCTCTAAGCAGTCACCTGTAACTGTGTAGAAACCTTCAACATCAGTTCCCCAAGCACCGATTGCAGCAACAGCTTGAACAGCTGCGGCAGATGCAACCTTGCGGTCGATAACATCCATTAAGCGCATGATTGACTCCAATACATAACGGCTGTTCTCTTGGCAATGACGAGCGATTTCCGCTGCATCGATCAATTGAGAAGCAATGTATGTGTCAGTCGTTTCAACTGTGTAAGTTGTTGTTGAATCGCCGTACGTGTTTTCAGAAGTACAAGTTAAGATGCTACCACCTTCTTCAACTTCCGTCTCAGGCAAACGCTGAATCCAACGAGCTTGAACTGTTTTTAATTTTCCGTTTCCTGGAGCAACTTCTGTGCGAATTAACTTCGCGTTCTCAGGAGACAATAAGAATTCAAGAAAAGGAAGTTGTTCGCGTTGACCAACCTCTAAAAATAATTCGCCCAGTGACATTTGCACATTAGGGCATTCTGAAAGTATACGAGAAATAGACATGATGATAGTCGTTTGTAATTGTAGAATTGTTGCATCGTATTCTGAAGGCTGATGCGCTGATGCCTACGTTTGCAGCTGAAAGTCCTGCCGACTACCATAGAGAGGTTACAAAGGTATAAAAAAAAAGCCATGCCCCTAACAGCATGGCTCTTTAAAAAAAAAATCAACCCTTTGCAAAGATAATTATTTTGTGTAGAATCTCGGATTAATTCCCTTTAATTTTTTTTCAGAAGTATTCTCAAGTTGAGGGATCAATGGATTGCGTGCAGGGAACTTGCTGCCTGCATGAGGATTCTTTTGGATGATCCCTGCCTCTGTTGCTTCCTTGATAAGCACATCGGATACACTTAAGAATGAGCCTGCTTTTTCCTTGCTCTTCAATCGCTCGCCTGTTGCCTTATCCTTTACCACAAATGCGCCATCCTCTTCCAAGTCGATTGCATACTTATCTGTGACTGCCGACTTGAATCCGCGAATGGTGTACTCGTTAACACTTGGATCAAGCTTCAATGCAGATAGCTCCTTCTCGAATGATGAGTTGATCTTGCTTGTCTTGATGTCGGTTGCAACTTGCACCTTGTAAGACTCGAACTGATTCATCACATCTTGGCGAGCAGAGTCGAGCTCATTGCTCTTGCGCTCAAGTGACTTATACTTTTTCTCCCACTCTTGCAGCAATGCCTCTGATCCGTTGCCCGATGCACGCTTCTCCCAATCTTCGCGCTGCTTTTCGAATTCGCTCTTTGCTCTTTCCGATGCATTGCGGATTACCTCCTCAACCTTCTGACCTTTGAAGTCCTCATCGGTGAGCACGATGCCAAACGGCTCGAATGCTTTGCGAGTTACGTTGGCGATTGTGCCCGTAAGCTTTCCAATCTTGCCGCTTACTTCTTCCTGCTTAATCCAGTTTTCCTGAAACTTTTCTTTTGCGGCTTCGAGATCCGCTGCTTCTTCGAGGTTGAGGAACTTGATCAGCTCCAGTGCTTCCTCCTGTTTGATTGCCATAGTCTATTGTTATTGGTATTAGTTTCAATTCTCTTGCTCCTCGCTTGATAAGTTCTTTCGCGAGTACATCTGAAGCACGCTTAATAGTGCCATCGCTCATGATGTAGTAAGTCATGAAGCAAAGATATAAAACTTTTTGATTATGTAAAACCTTCTGCCTTAGCTCTTGCAATAACACTCGCAGGAACTTTCTGCTTGATCACTGGAACAAGGAAGTGGCGGCAGTTCCAACCACCAACAAACGTGAAGATGCTGCGTGAGTCAGTGCCATCTATGCGCCCATCCCATGTGCCGTTGCGAATGTCGTTGATGCCTGCGCTGTTCTTGCCATCGCCCCATGCTTCAATCTCCTTGCGATGATAGATGGCTCCTTCACGATGCTCGCAGAATGGTCTTGTTGTAGGTATCTCGCCGCCCAGGTATTGGAAGTATTCAATGCCAAGCTCCTCATTGACCGCCGCTGAATAGCTTCTGTCTGCGATTGCTTGAGCAGTGTTTGCTGTTGTGCGCACGTTGGCAAGTAGCCTGCCGTCTGTTGTCTCTGTTCCTTCGATCACTCCTTGCAATGCTTTGACTGCTTGGTTAAGTGGAGCACGAGCTGCAACATTTGCCGTCAGCTGCTCAAGGAATGGCTGTGTTACATTCTCTTTAAGCCCCGATCCGAAGAACGCATTGATGGCATTCTGCTTGGAGATGGCGAGTAGCTGCCTCTGAACATTGTCAGGTTTAAATGTACTGTCAATCTTCTTGGCAATGTCATCCGTCAACTGAACACCTTCATCGATGGAGCTCAAGAAGGATTGCACTGCATCTCTATATTCACCGCCTGCAAGTACCTTGTTGAGCTCATCTGTTATGAGTCCAATTCTGCGGATGTTGTCTTCTGTTTGTTCAATGTTTCCGTTCTCATCGACATCCATCTCGGCAAGCAAAGGACCGAGCTTGCGCCATGCATCTCTCTGTGCCTTCTCTGCCGCCGTAACAATAGTCTCCGGAACAGTCTCAAGCAGTTTGATTTTTTGCTTAACGAGTTCATCAAATGATGCCATTCAATAGAGTTTGTTGAGCTTGTTGAATCGGATCAAGTGTCACCGCAATCTTCTCAGCTGCCTTCGCTCTAAGCTGTGCAATCTGCTCGCTCATTGGTAGGTCAAGGAATCTCTGTGAGCCCTCTGTTGGAATGAAGTCTCTGATGAGCTCCATGATTAACTGCGGCCCAGAGTTATGCAATACATCTTGCCACTTCTCAACGCTTCCGCTTGCAAGTCGTGCAAGTATATCAGCGTTGCTCATAAGTAGCAACTCATCAGCGTTGATGATTAAGTCGTACACTGCACTGGTCTCTTCATCGGTGTAGTGGATTGCTCTGATGTAATTGTAAACATTCGAGAACGTAATCGATGGCGGCACTCCTGCCTTTACCCCTTCGCTGATCACCGCAAGGTAATCGCTTGGAGTTGAGATGTCGAAGCTTGTTGGATAAACTAAGTTCACTCCGCCAAACAAATCGCCATAGCGCATCTTTCCAATTGTCACCAAACTGAATTCATAAATGGTGAATAGCTGATCGCTGATTGGCTTAATAAAAGCATATAAGCTGCGCAGCTTGTTTAAGCTTCCTGTTGCAGTCGATGCCTCGCCGATAGTTCCACTTTCATCGCTTGATGGTAAGTGCAGGATACGTCTTGATTTAGCCATCTGCTGCTCAATCTCTGTGCGTAGGAAGTTCAATGTTTCCATCGGAGGACTGACGAATTTCAAGTACTCGCCGCTGAGTCCGCTGTCACCTTCGCTTAGTGATGTTCTTGGCTTGATAAGTAGCATACCCGTTGGACTGAAACGGCTCTTTACTCCGCTGCCTGAACAGCTGCCGCATGTGCGATAGCCGCCATTAACTGCATCGAATATCTGACCATCATTACACTTGTTACCTTCGCGATCAATGAACTCGCATATCTCACCAAGTGCCACCATAAAAGGGAATGCACTTGTTGCCTTGCTCATCTGCAAGTAGGACTCATCGAGTACAACCTGGTCCAATAGTGGAACGGCTGTGATGAATGGCGATTGGAATGCAATCTCATCATTGATCAGTTGAGGTGATCCCATCAGCTTGATGCATGGCACATAGCCAAGATTATGCTGAAAGTAAAGCACTGGCTCACCGAATGTCATGTCGCTCTTCTTGCCTGTCTGCTCAATCTTATAGATGGCATCGGAGTCGTAAAGGAATAACACAATTCCGCTCTCTTCCATCTTGCTGCCGTTCTTCACGTAGCTGTGGTCATCGCTTATCACCAAGTAATACTCACCGAACTTCTGCCCGACAATGTTCTTGCAGTTGTAGTATGTCGGCATTGGGCGAAGCAGCTCGTTGCCCATCACCGGCTCCTCAAATTCTTCCTCATCTAAGTATGGAATGTCATCGGGATAGATGGCGATTATACCATTGGCATCGACAAGCTTCAGCGTTGGAAGCATATTCTTAACGAACATCTCCAGTGATCCGAACTTCTCAATCTCGTTGTTCACGTATCGCTGAAAAGTCTCCTCACCGAAACGCTCATCCAACTCGGGCGAGTATCTGATGCTCCAGTTCTGATCCGCAAATGCTCTGCTTATCGTTGATCGGAAGTCCTCAAACACGCTCAAGGTTGTTGCCTTGTAGTTCGCCTTGATGTACATCGCTTGCGCATCCGTTTGATTGGGAGCACGCACCGAAAGCAAGTGCTCAGGATAAACATCGGAGCGGCTATGCGGCAAGATGCTGTCATACATCTTGGCGGCATAATTGTAACCGCTCCAATATTCTGGATACTGGCTCGATGCTCGCTGCTTAGTGATAGGATTCAAGGGAGTAGATTGTGTCATCTGCTCCCAACCCTTTCGCTTCGCTGCAAATCGGTTTACAATCTTGTTAATATCCTCAGAGCTTAGTGCCATTTGGTCTTTCCATTATGTTAGATCCACATGATTTTGAACGACAGTAGTTTGGTTTCATCGGTGTAGTATTGAGAGCCCTCTTCCTTCAGTGGTGTTGAGCGTGACATTGTTATAATTGAAACTTGATGCGTATTCGACAAGTTTGCGAGGGCCATCTAAGTGGATGGTGTCATGATAAACAATCACGCCACCTCTTGCAACAAGTCCTTCAACAAGCTTAAACTCGGGAAGTATGGCAGCCCATGAGTGGTCCGCATCCACGAAGATAAGGTCAAAGTGATTTCTTGGAAGCTTGCCAAGTTCATCTAATGAATTGCCCAGTATGAAGTCAATCGACTTGCCGCCTGTGCTCATTGTTGCCTTGGTTAAATCTGTTCGATAGTCATTGATGTCGATTCCAACATACTGCCCACCCTTTGGCAGAGCATTGATAAGATGCTGAGATGTTTCGCCCTCGAATACTCCAATCTCGAGCACCGTCATGTACTTAGCCATCTTGATCATTGAAGCCATGAATAGGCCGCACTCATTCTCGGAGTTCCAATCGTGGCGAGCAACCTCGGTGAATGTTGCTGTTGTCACAATCTCTTTCTTTGGTCTTCCTCTTTTCTTAACGCTTTCCATCTGCATATTTGTTTTGTGCTATTCTGCTTATAAGGTAGATATGTCTTTTGCCAATTGCCTTGAAGTCATTTGCTAACATCCTGTCAAGCCAATCGATGTAGAATCTTGGAGTGAATCCTGCGCCGCCATAGTAGCTTTGCAGATAATAGTTTTCGGTTATCTCTTGGTAACTCAATCCCCTGGTCATTGCGAAGTGGATCATGCCGCCTTCACTCATACCAATCTTTTCGTAGTGTTTCAGCGCAGGATCAATGCCATGAATCGCAAGAGCGACATTCATGTACAACTCATCAGGCTGTCCACCGCCCCACTTCATGCGGAGGTCTTTAATCTCAATCGGATTGTTGAAGTACAAGTCTTTCGCTGTGCGATAGATTGCTTCTGCTTGTGAGCCCTTCACTATCCACTGCATCGAGCTGTTGATGGCAGGCATCACATACGACTCAAGCAAGTTGAAGTGCGCCCACATCTTATCCGCCCATGCCCACTGCATCTCTTTAAAGTCTCTGCCCTTGTCGATGGTGTGATACCCAACGCAATGGCTTATGTAATCTTTGCCGGATTGAGCAAGCTCGTCAATCATCGGCTGAATGTCTTTAAGTGCAACAGCATCCACATCAAGGTAGAGGTTGCGCTCGTATGGCAAGTACTTGTATAAATTCACTTTTACCTTGCCTGGATCAAGCTTCTTATTTGTGTAGATGTCTGCCGGATTGATATCGCCAAAGTGCTCAACATATTTCACAATGTCGGGGCAGTAGGAAATAGCCTTAAGCACATCATCAAAAAACACCGATATACTCACGCTTGGATTGTGCTTCTTAATGCTGAATGCAAGATTGAAAGCAGCCCAATAATATTGCGGCTTGCCGAATGCAAGAAGCACCACCCCTGTTGAAGGAGTGATGCTCTGAGTGGTAGATGTCAATTCCTCAGTCATTATGCGAAGACTCCGGCAGGAGCATCATATTGAGCAGGAATATCTTTGTTTCTCCAAGAGAATGTCACCTCATAACGCTGAAGCTCGTTGTTCTGCTCAGGCAAGATGAAGTTTGCAGATGTCGTGATTCCAACTGGAGCAGTGACATAAATCACTTTTCCGCTGTCGCACATGTACGCAAGTATCCAAGAGATACGGCGATTGTTTACATCGTTCCAAAACGTGTTGTTTTCGTCAGTCACGTTAGCATCGTAAAGAGTCGCTGTGCGATCTTCGTTGATGCGGATTGATGTTCCACAACCGATTGGTGAATCAACAGTGATAGGTGAGCCCGCAGGAAGTGCAAAGCGGATGTCGCTTATTAGCTTGGCAGTGCCAGCTGATAGCAAAGCATCAACCTCAACTGAGTCTGATGGGTCGGTGAGTTCTGTTCCGCACGCACCTACTATGATAGCGGAAACTCCGCCGAGTTTATATTCGTTGCAATTGACCAAGTTATGGTCAAGCAAGGATGTGTCGCAATAAGATACACAGGCCATTTGTAAAAAGAGTTTGTATTGTTGTTTCGCTGTTGGATAGGTCGCGGCAATACACCTACTTGGTCTCTATGTAATGCAAAGTTACAAAATTATTTCTTGATATAGATTAACAGAATTTTCAGTTGTCAATCTTTGCTCATCTTGCGCCAATAAGAACGGCTCATCTGCATTGTCCAAAATACTTGGCAAGCAATCAGCATCAGTGTTGCTGCATATCGTCTTGCGTACCTTCGATGACTTAAGAGCAAGGTCGATGCTCAATGCTCCAAGTTCATCGGCATCGTTGTACTCGATATCTGGAAACTCGCCATCGATGGCATAGTACAAATCGCCGTTGACATAGCAGCTATCATAGTAGAAGATAGTGCTCAAGAAGTCAAGCACATACTCAGGCAATCTGCCGAAGGCGAATGTCCACTTCTTCTCGCGATCAACATAGGTGGTTTGATACTTGCCGGAAGCAAAGCGGAAGTTGTTCACCTCTGTCACATACTGCGCTCTGAACTTGCGCCCCTCCAATCGGATACCTGGCAAGAAGGAAGATCCACCGAAAGCAAGATTGAACTGATCCTCTGCGTTGCAGCCTTCAATCTGAAAGTACTTGCACTCGTCATTGTAATCGCCGATGCTTAGCACATCGCTGTACTGATCCCATTGGATGGAATCATTCTCGATGCTTATCTCAACAAGCTTGATGACGGCAGCGGCAGGAGCTCCACCGAATTCTGTAACAAGTATCTCAAGCGGATTGTTGCCATCGGCAGTGATGAGGACCGTCTGGTATCCGGTGCCAGTGATTTGCACTTGGTTGCCTCCGATTACTGCATAGATGCGCACGTTGGTGCGGCTCTCGATAAACACGCTCACATAGTACTGCAAGCCATCGCATAAGTCGTTGCTGATATTCTGCGTTATTGTTGCACTCTCACCGACAATGTTGAGGTTAAACTCTGCTTGCCCTTCAGTCAATGTCACTGTGCCTGTTCCGCCTGTGGTCCATCCACTCACTCCGCCTGCATCTCTGAATATGCCGTTGTACACATAGTTCTGCCCACATGTATTGGTGCAGAAGTCAGTGATGGCTAATCGGTAACAGCCCTCGCCAAGTGCAAGGTCAACCAAGTCGAATGCAGCTGTGATCTTGTTGTCCTTCACAGTATATAGCGGAGCAATCACATCAACCGTCTCCAATGTCACTGCATCCACAACGCCCACCTTCATCTGATTCGCTGATGCAAGGCCGTACACTTTGATGCCGTTAGTGCTTAAGCAGCCTATCCAACTCTCGCTTGCAAAGCACATTGTCACGCTGTCATTGGTCATCGTTGGATTGGCGAAGTACAATGTGTAAGTGCCAGGTAGTGTCAGCTCATAAGTTGCTGATCCATTCAATCCAACCGTCAAGCTTCCTTGGTCCAGTGTTAAGATGGTGAACTCAACTTGATACAGCTGATAGATGAAGTTAGTGCGAAGCAGTTGGCAGTAAAGCCCACTCACATTCAATTCAGTTGAGCATACTTGATTATCCACAGGAACACCCCAAGCAGATTCTATCGTGTCGTACTTATACAACAGCGATAGGTCGCAAGGTGTCGATTCCACTTGGAAGAACACTTGATCGTTGTAGTCAAGCAGTTGCTTATAATCTCCGCCGCATCCTGGGCAGTCAACAGCTGTGTTGCTCGTGAAGATAATAGGCTGATTCGGTATGGAAGTAAAGCTCATCGAAGTATCTTGTTTGATTTAAGTGTAATGGAAGCATCTTGCTTGATGATGCTCTTAATGTCTACCTTGTTGATGTATCCCTCAATCACTCGCAGCGGATCATCGAACTGCCCGAACTTAATCGGTCGCGATGAATTATCAAGGATGTCCTCAATCTCCTCCATGCGCAGTGGTCGGTCGAATTTATAGATTAATCTTCTTATGTCGTTAGGATCAACCGGAACAAGCTCACTTCTTCCGAATGGTCTGCCCTCGCCTTGGAAGTGTGTTCTGCTTCCAAAGAAATCCCAAACCAATGGAATGGTGATGCTGTCACCGATGGTAGATATACCGAAGCAGTTTGTTCTTATGATGTCTCCTGCCACGCATACGAATGTTGCACTTGCAGTAAATGAAGTCAATGAGTTAATAGATACCAATGGAGTTGGAACACCTTGCTGACTCTGAATCAATGTTGTATCATCGGTTGCATACCTTTCGATTTGTGCGAAATATATAGCTTGAATATTGTCAGGCAAAAAGGTGTATCCCTTTTGCACCTTCATACTGAATGTATAAACCCCATCGAATGGCACAACATACTTGCCATCATTGTAGTTGTTGCCGTTGTCATATAACTCACGCGGATACTTAATCGGCATCCCATTGAATGCTTCAAAGTATTCTCCAGTAGTGCTGTTAATATCCCAATTCTGTGGATCATTGTTAACACTTATATCTAACTCAGCTCTGAATCGAGTTAAGTCAGGATCAAAGCCCTGCAAGTATTGATATAAGCTGTTCGGATATCCGCCAAGCCAATTCTCTGCAACTTGCTCATTGATGTATTCGTGATTGTAAACATGTCCACCGACTCCCAATGGATCACCTTGATTGGCGAAGATTGGATTCGCAAAGCCAAACCAATTGCTGTCGATTAATATAACATCATTGTCGTAATCCTCTGAAGCGAATCTGTAAACATTCTCAATCACATTGCTATCAAAGATAATGTCGCTCGATGAAAGATCCAATGTATTCGATGTGTTGCACTCACCAATTACACCGAAGGTCTCTTCTCGGAATCCTCTGAACGTAGTCTGTGGAAACGAACAACGCTCGGTATCATCACCGCATTCAAAGTCATTTAAAAAAGGATTGGAGCCAAAGTCAACCGATGCATAAAGCTGAGTCGTATCGTAATTGAATTTGATATTCGGCTGATCATAGAAATTGACTTGAGCATTGAGCTGTTGAAAGTAGTCATAGTTCTCAATGCGGAGTAATGGCAAGCCGTTAGCCTGTCGCTCAACCACCATCCCCAATCTTATCTTCCTGTTAAGCGCATTGTAAAGCTTCTCGAATATTAAGTTCGTGTGCACCGCACTGTCTGTCCTTATTGAACGGCCATTGGTTACCATCAAGGTTGTGCCGTATCCATACTGATCAATCTGATTGCGGAAGAAGTCGCTTTCAAATCCGACCAAGTTGTCACTCATGCATCCAACGAGATGTTTAAGTGCATCATATATTTTAATGAATCCAGTGTCGCTGCTTGTCTGATATTGGTTGTTTGCCGGATTGAATAAGTTCACATAGTAAACTGTTGGCGGATCAATCGGCTGCAAGTTCTTGGTGATGTTGGAATCACTGAAGAAGGGAATGCTCTTGTTGTTGTTTATCTTGGTGCTGAAGCTGTCATCATAAAGCTTGGTGCTAACGCTGCACTTATCAAGATCAAAGATGCATTCACTGACAATGATGTATCCATTGGTCAATCGCTTCCAGGTTCCGGCGCATAAATACTGCACCTCAACTCTTATTAATGAACAGCCTCCTGTCTCAATGAGGTTGTTGTAGATGTACTCGTATGTGCCACCATTGAAGACAAGACTATTATCAAATGACACAACACGCATGTTAATCTTGTCATCCTCAGTGATGGTCACCCCAAACTCTTCGGCATTGGTCGGCTGCCCTCTGTCAGCTCCATCGATTAGGAACTTGATATCTACTGCCATGTGTATCTCGAATCTTGTTGGTTGATGTTCACTATCACATTGCGCCCCTTGAGACTCTTGTTGATGGTGTCCAGTTTCTTCTCCATGCTCTTGCTGTTTAGCGATGCGTTGACAATCACCCCTTCCTTGCCTCGTCTTCCGGCAGAGTAACTCATCAGCGCAGGGCGCACATACTTCTCGTCAATCATTCTGCGGAATGCTTCAGTGGATGTGTTCATTGCATCAAGCTCGCGGCGATGTCTTGCGGTCTGCCGTCTGTTTACCATGTACTCACCTTGCTCCGCTTCAATCATTGTACCGCCTTGGCTGTGTAGCTTTCCGCCAATCAATCCACCTTGAGCAAACTTAGGAATAGGCTTGGCTATTACTGCCGCCAATTGTAGTGCTCCTGTTAATGCAGCAAATGCTGAGAATGGAAGCCCGAATGTTGTAGGCGATGCAGCAACTGATTTGGAGATTGCCGTTGCAGTATTGATGGCGATGTCGAATATTGCAAGTGCTTTGTCAGCAATTGCTTGCTTGCGCTTCTCAGATGCAATGGCTAACGCTGTTCTTCTTTCCAGTGCAACTCTTTGCTTTGCCTTATCGCGTTCAAGTTGGTCCGAGTTGTTGATGGCTTGGAGCTCGGCTTCGCTTGATGTGTTAATATCATTGATCCTGTTCTCGGATGCTATCTTGCTTAAATCGTTGACTGCTTTGAAAGTTGATGTAACAGCTGCCGCATATTCCTCAGCAAGTGCAATTCGCTTTTTAATCTCTTCTTCATTTGTTGCAGTGATGGCTTGCTGTGTCTCCGCATTAATCAACTCGAGCTCGCTTGCCAACTGCGCTTGATCCTTTGTGCCATCCTTCGCCGCTTGCCTGCGCTTATCTGCTTCGATGTTGATCAATGCCACTCTTCGCTCAAGACTGCTACCCTCTTCAATCTCTAATGTCTTGAGCTCATTGATTTGCGTTTGCACTGCCGCCGCTGCAATGTCGGTCTTAACCTTGCCGATCTCCTTTGCATATCGTGTGGCAATCTCGAGCTCACTGAGTCCTAACTTATCTGCGAATGAAAGCTCGATTGCTTTCTGTTCCTCCAGTGCTGCAAGTTGCTGCTGTAATGTTGCGCCCTCAGCTGCCTTGGCTAAATCAAGCTTGTCCTTCAATAGCTTCTCATTGGCTGCCTTGTCAATCTCTGCCAACTGCGCTGCTTCATTTGTTCTGATAGCAGCAATGGCTGTGGCAAGTTGCTCGCGTGCCTTAATCTCTTCCTCGCTGCCTGCCTTGAATCTTGCCTCAACAAAAGTCTTCTCAAGCTCGATGACCTTATTGTTGTTGTCGTTTAATATCTTGCTTTGCGCATCAAGGCTTGCAACCAATGTCTCCTCCTCAAGCTTTGCCAATTGTGCGCGAGCATTGGCTTGATCCTCTGCCGCTTTCTTTGCTTCCTCAAGTGCTTTTGCATTAGCAGCCTTTTGTGCCTCTAATCGCTTTGCTTCTGCATCATTCTTAGCATCGGAGTTGATGATTTCAATATCAGTTTTGGCAGCATCAATACTTACTTTTTTCTTGGCTTCGATATCTGCAATAACCTTCTTAGTTAAATTTTGAGTAATTGCTAATTCATCCTTCGCAGATTGTAGCTTATCTTGAAATCTTTTTTTAACATTTTTATCTTCAATGTTTGCTAATTTATCGAGATCTTTTTGCGCAAGAACTATTTGTTGCCTTTGTTTTTCTTCAAGTTGCTGTAATTTAACTTTTTCAAGATATAGTGCCTTGGTGTCTTTTATGATAGCCTGTTGACCATCTCTGTTTATCTTATTAATCTCTGCTTGCTCTTTGCTCAGCTTACCCTGTGAAACTGCAAGCTTGTCGTTGAGGTCTTGTTGCGCAAGTGCTGCCTCACTTAGGAATCCTTTGGTCTTGGCAAGCTCCGCATTGGCTGACTTCTGCGCAGCCTCGAATGCCCTTGTTGCATCCGATGTTCCACTGAGCGCATCCTTGATCTTGTCGAAGTTCTCAATCAATGCAATCAGTCCAACAACAAGCAATCCGACTCCTGTCGCTGCCAGTGCCAAGCGGAATGCTTTCAATGCGCCTGTCGATGTACCAACCGCAAGATTGTATGCAGTAGTCGCAGCCGTTAGCACCACCGTCTTGATTGCGCTCTCCTCCTTGATCAATGTTGCTAATTGCTGAATTCCATTAGCCACCGCTGTTGCAGCTGTCACCTTTGCAATTACTTTCTGCAAGTCTTCTGACTCGCTGCCAAACAATGCAGCTGCGCCCTGGGCTAACTCGAAACCTGAAGCCAATGCCTGTGTCGCACCTACCGCAGCATCGAACTTAAACGTGTCAGATGCAAGGATTCGCACTCGGTCTCTTGTGTCGCCTATCTGATCCTCAAGCTTTGCCGCTGCAATTAGCAATTCATTAAATGCCTGCGTGCCATCTTGCCCTGCGATCTCCAATGCGCTGAGCTCTGCCTTCAATCCTCGAAGCTGACCAGTTAAGCTCTTACCCGACTTGGTTACATTGTCAAGGGCCTTCGCCTGGTTGTCGATTGCCTTCTTCGCCTCGCCGCCGCTGAATGCCGCAGTGAAGGAATTCGCAATCCCCTCGAATGACTTCTTTACCTTGCTCGCTGATTGCTGAGCTCCCTCTACTACCTTGTCGTTGATTTGGTTGATCTCGTTGACTGTTGCCTTGAGACTCGATGTTTCCGCTTCATAAGCGACTTGAATAGTAGCTGTTGCCATTACTTCTGAGCTTTGATGTTGGCCTCAAATTTACGCAAATAAAAGTCAACATCACCATGCATCATCTCGTTATATTCAACAACGCTGCCGCCACTCAATATCATCACCTGCTCCCTCATGTAGTCGCTTGCTTTCTGCGCCCTTGCTCTCGGTGAGAATTCAGACGGAACAAGGACTCTTTGAGATTTCTTTGCTGCACCAGGTTGTACTCCCATAATGTCTGAAAGTCTTCGGGAGACATAGTTAACAAGGGCATCAGCGGATCGATACCCAAGCCGGAGAAAAAATCTTTCGCACCTCCCTTGCTCAGCTGCTCGAATAACTCAAGCTTGTAGTTGTGGATGTCGCTGTTCACGATGTCGGGGTTCTCGTCATCGCGGACCAACCAAGTGGCTGCAATGTTCAGCAAGATGTCGCGATGGATCACTGTGTCTTGCCGCTCGCGTATCACATGGATGTATGCGCCGATAAGTGCCGCGTTCTTTGGATTGCTTAAGCCTGCGCCAAGTGCTTTCTCCATCTCGCCAAGTATCAGCTCCATCTCTGCGCCGCTGACTCCTGAGCTCAATCGCTCAAGCAGACTCATGCTCATGCTGAAGCGTTCAAGTGGTAGGTTGACTTCCTTCGGGAAGCGATAGTAGGTGTGCCCTTCGTGAGTGAATACCTCAACGAGGTTGTGCGTTGTTTTCTTACTGCCCCATAAAGAGCGCAGTCGTCCTTTTAATTCTTTGATGTACTTCATGTATTGATTCTTTTACAAATAGTTGGCTCCCGTTCTGCATCATGATCACTGTGTCCAACTTATCATCGAACACATAGTTAATCTGATCAGTGTTCACCAAGATGTCGGTGTATCCAAGTTCTTCCGCAGTCAAGTCCTTGAGTTGTTCATCCTCTGTATCCATCACCTGGATCAACTTCGTTTGCACATGGATGAAGCCTGCCATGTCACCAGTATCCGAATGGGCACTCCGCATCTTCGACTCTGGTCTTCGCAGGCAAGAAGCAGCCACATGCGTTGCATGAGTTGAGCACCTTGTCCTTATGTTGGCACAGAGCGCAGATGGCTGTGCGTGGCTTGCTCATCTCCGTCTTTGCCTTGTTGCTCGTTAGGTAGAACCACCACCCCTCGAATATTACTCCGATGCGTCTCATGGTATAACTACTGGACTTTGCCCAACCGAAACAGCCGAGAATGATAAGCACTTGTAAATATCGCCATCGACTGTGATGTCTTGCTGCACGTAGGAGTCTGCGCCGTCTGTAACCCATATCGTATATCCTTGAAGTGGATCGAGTTGAATGCCTTCGATGGTTATGTAGCCATCGACATCACTCGTTGCAGTAAACTGCATTATCTTCTGCGTTGCATTGTGTTGCAGCCAGACAGTGAACTCGGTCTCTGCCTCGACTATGCCGAAGCTGAATTCTGTTAGGCAAGCGTTGACATAACTGCCTGCATCATAACATGGTGAACATACGCTCATAGGTATCTCTTAAGTATTGCGTTTACAAAGTAACGAAAACAATCCAAGAAGTCAGCACGCTCGGATAAGATTCTTCTGTTGCTCTT